AAGTGCAGTTAACTAGGGCTCGCCTCGATTCTCTGCGACTTGCATTCATCCATGAGTTCAAGGCTACATCTAAATTTGAGGCCAAACAGGACTCCCTGAAAAAGCGGGTATCGAATCTTGAGCAGAGTATCAGAGTCCTCAACGATTCCCTGAGTATAGTTGGTTCGTATACCCTCGAATACCATAGCGAGTCCCTTGGGAAGTATAGCGACACTCTGGACGTGGTTTGTAACGTGGCCAATGAGTTGATTTTTGTAGATTTTCGCCCTACCGAACGAAAGTTTGAGATTCCCGCACGATTGGATTCAATCGTCTACATCCCGGTAATTCAGGAAGACAGTTTCATAAACCACCCGGTACCGATGCTCATTATCCTCGGAATAGGAATCATAGGTGGGATAGCGCTATGAAACTAGTCCGCGAAGTTACTGTTGGGCAGTTGGTTGGGGCTATTATATTTTTGATAGGGTTTCTGGCGACGTTCTATACGCTTAAAGCGGACGTCGATAAGATGAAACTGGTTGACCATAGCGAGTTTATTCGTCGCGACGAGTTTGACCATCTCAGTAGAGATGTCGCAGATACTCGTAACGATGTTTTGGACATACTGAAGATTCTCTATGTCGCGGAAAATCGCAGACTTACACCCGACGTTAGCGGGAATGGCAAGGGCATTGATAGCCACGACTTCGACCGCTGGTATTCCAATCGTCGTCACACAGACGCTACGGACAATCGAGGAGCAGGACCAGTTATACGCTCGGGGACGGACACTACCCGGTAAGCGTGTAACCAATGCTCGTGGTGGATATAGTTATCATAACTATGGACTAGCATTTGATATCGTAGTTTTGCAGAATGGTACCGCTATCTGGGATACGAAAGTTGACGTAAACGACGACCAATTGTTCGACTATATCCAGGTTGGGCGTCTTGGCGAAAGCGTTGGATTGGAGTGGGGCGGCAATTGGAAATTCATGGATATACCGCATTTTCAGAAAACATTTGGGTTGTCAATAAATGACCTCAGAAGTGGAAAACGTCCAAAAGGCTGATTTTGAGGCCGAAATTGACGTTACAATAGACCGGTATTTTGCAGAAAAGGGTATTATCCAAGATACCATAGACCTTGAAGAAAAGAAGTTTATCATCAAGGAGTTGGCGCTTGCCAACAAAAAATCTGAGATAGTCCCGAAACTGAACGGTCTTCGAGAAGCGAAGAGTCTACCCTTGCTTAGCGGAGACTTTGATATTTTCTATTATGCCAAGGAGTACGCGCAACTTATCGAGGATATCTCGATGACCTATGCGCTCAACCTTGCGAAAAAATTTCGCTTTGCCAACCGAATCACCCGAATTGGCAAGCTTAATGATGTTGCGGAAGGGGTGCTCGACCGCATAAACAAGCGCGAGAGCGAAGGGGTCAAGGCTATTGTCGAACCCACTCACAATGCAAACATCAAGTTATTCGCCCAGCTCATAAGTGCGATTGACGAGCAAATGGGCAAACTGAAGGTTACCAGACTTGACGTTAATGTGAATCGCGGGGAAGTCAAACAACTGGCAGAAAACGCCGCCGACATCAAGGCCATGGTTGGTGAGGCGCTAAAAAAGTTCTCGAATCAGCTTCCGTCATCCGTAGACGCCAATTTTACCGAAGTCACGGATTACGACAAATGTGAGCACGGAGAAGAGTGGTCGTCAAGTTGTCACTGTAAAGTCTACAACGAAAGATGCAAGGTAGAGACAGGGGAAATATCTAAATGCCCGCTTTTTCTGAACAAGATACTTCTTGGTAATCGCGAGTGGATGGCGCGGAGATACACGGTAGATAAGCTTTCACGCAAACAGATAGCCGAATTAGCCGGTTGTAAGGAGATTGATGAACGGGCAATCAACGCTGTTACAAGGCGACTCAAAGACGTTGGAATCTATCGAAATTCCGGAACAACTGCTTGAGCAGAGTTTTCTTCTATTCCTGCTTGAGCGTTGGAGGATTTCATCTGGTGAATCTCGTGGCGAGAAATACTCGTTTCGCGATAGACCGTATTTGTACGATATCGCCAATGACGATTTCAAGTTTCAGGTTATTCGTAAGTCGGCTCAGTGCGGGATAACCGAGCTTTATGTCGCAAGGGCTATTCATCGGTTGATGTATCAGCGTGGAAACATCCTGTATACGTTTCCAGCCCTTCAGCAGTTGCGTCAGCTCGTGGGTGCCCGCGTTCGACCGTCTATCGAGGGCAACCCAGATATCTACTCCAAAGTAACTGGTGCACTGAATTTGGAGCAGATACAGATTGGGAATAATACCCTCTATTTTCGTGGTGTTCAGAACCGACGCCAAATCATTACGGTAGACATCTCGGAGCTTTTCGTAGATGAACTGGATACGGCGGTTTTGGAGGCGACTAAGGGGGGATTTGGGAATGTCCTGTATACCCTTGAAAAGCGCCTCGGAGCATCCAAAAATCCCAGAAAATATTATTTTTCTACCCCCTCATTTAGTGGGATGGGGATTGATGCAGAGTTCTCAGGGGATGATACAAACCCCGGAAGTGACCAGAGAACATGGCTGGTTAAATGTCGATTCTGTAGTAAATGGCAGGAAGTAGACTGGGACGACAGCGTTGTCGATTACAACGAGAACAGGCGTGGTCTCGACGTTTACACCCCAGATGTTCACAGGGTTTGCTCCGCTTGTCACGAGCCATTCTCCTCGACCGATGTCGTAAGTGGACGGTGGGTCGCCAAAAAACCCCACCTGAGTGAGATTTGTCACGGGTATCATGTCAGTAAATTGATGAATGCTGAGCCCAATCTTAACCAGATGAAGCTCGATAGCATGAACCCGATGAAAGAGCAGGAATTCAGATGCTCTGACCTTGGAATACCCTTTGAGCCCAAGGGGAGTAAAATCACTGACGACGTGTTGGAAATTGCCAGGAACGCAAACAATTACGTTATGGCACAGCAGTCGCGAGACTTTACCTACATGGGTGTGGACGTCGGGAGAGTTCTCCACACGGTAATAGGAGTGCCAACTCCCGATAAGAAAATTAAGATAATGTGGGCTGGAGAAGTTGAGAACTGGGACGCATTGCACGAAATCATGCGTCGCTTCGATGTAAGGTTTGGGGTTATAGATGCACAACCGGGTGGTTTAGAGCAAAAGCAGTTCTGTATGGAGCATCCCGGTAGAGTCTTGGCGGCGTACTACCCATCTTATCTAGAAACAACAAAAGATGTTTTTAAAGATAAAGATAATATAATAATACATATAAACAGAACTTTAGTTATGTCGATGGTAATTCAATCGTTTTTCAATTCGCAGGTTTTGCTTCCTCTGGACATTCGGTCGGTGCGAGATTTCTATAAAATGCTGAAAGCTCCGGTTAAGGCTACGCAGGAAGATGGCAACGGTAATATGAGAACATACTTTCCTCCTACGAGAGTAGTCGACCATTACTTCCATGCTTTTGTGTATCTTTTGACCGCTATCGAACGTAGGCCAAAAGACGTTATCTTCATACCAAGAGGGGTGTTCTACTAATGGCTAAAATGGCTGATTATCAGACAATCGCCGAGTCCATCAGGACGTATTGGGCAAGCCGTAAACTGGCATTACTGAAATACTGGGATTTCTATTACGGAGACAGTCAACGGTATTACTTTGACAAGTTTGAGGGTGAGGATGAAAATGAGTACAATACACGGGTAATAAACGCTATTGTTGAAAATCATTGCGCAAAGACTTGCGACGTTTTGGTTTCGTACCTTTACGGACAACCGGGCGCAAAGAGTCGCGTCAAGGTTCGCGCCGTCGACGCCGAAGGCGAAATAATTTCGCAACTCCAAGAACTGCTTGGCGAGGTTTGGGAATACAATGACCTTGATTCGCTCAGGATAGACCTTGCGCTGATGTCGTCTGTTACCGGTCTGGGGATAGTCTATAAACAGTATGTCGATTCGGAGACCGGACTTCCATTTGAATCTGATGTAGCCCCAGAGATAAAAAAGAAACAGGGTATCGTTCGCTACGAGTTGTTTGATACCGTAGATACAATGCCCCTCCCGATAATCGACAGTAAGGGGGTAATCTACCCAAGACTGCTTGGGGGGATAGTCAGATTCTACAATCTGGACAACTTCTCAGGAAATACCTTCCTAGACCGATTGATGGACAAGCGGTGGGCGCAGGAGGAAATTCTAGAGGTTTTTGACGGACAGAAGTTCATCCGTAGTCGAATAGTCACGGGCGAGAACAAACCTGAAATTATTGATTCGGCCAATAACCCATATGGGAATATTAACACAGCTTTCACGCTTTTCAGGAACTACGGGGACCCGATGTATCTTGAGGGCGCCTCAGACCTTGCCCAGATGGTTTCCCTTCAGAATGCTCTGAATGGACTTGTCAACGACGACAAGATGACCATTGATTACCATACCTTCCCGATACTTGCTCTCATGGGTGGGGCCAAACTTCCAGCTAACTTTATTCGCAAGGTAAACTCCGTTCTTGAGATGGACACTGGCCAAGATGCCAAGTATCTGACTTGGGACAACGTGCTTCAGGCGTCTGCCAACAAACAGGACTCAATTCGTAAACAGATGACGGTCGTTGGTGGTGTTTCCCAGATTTCCCGTGGAAACGCTGAGACGATTGGACAGGTGCGTTCGGGGGCTGGCCTAAAAACGCTGTTTCAGGCTGACATTAACACTATTGCGCTTAAAATACCGCATTTCAAGAAGGCGGAGCGTGAGCTAGCTAAGAGCACACTAAAGATGCTTGCGGTTGAACGGGGCATTAAACTTCCCGACTATTACCGCATCGAAGTTGAGTTTCCGGATGATTTCGTGGGTCTCGACGAACTTCTCAAAGCGCAGGTTGAGCAGATGGACCTTGCCAATGGAGTTCGGACTCATCGTGAGGTTATCAAATCTAAACACGCCGACATCATGTCGGAGGAACAGGTGGAGGATATCATTGAAGAAAACATCGAAGTCCGGAAAAAAATCACGGAAGCGGAAAAGCCGCCGGTGCAAGTGACGCCCGGAGTAAAGCCTGGGGAGACTTCACAGGCAAAGTCAAACGAGCAAGGGGCCGGAAGCGCTGACCAAGATTCTTAGCGCATTAAGGTATATTCTGTTTGAATTTAATCACTCGCATTGGAATGGCAATGGAAAACGAAGTCATTGGTACGGTTAAGTGGTTCGACGAAAAGAAGGGTTTTGGATTTCTTCGGACCAGCGGAGTTGATAACGACATTTTTGTTCATTACAAACATATCGGGGGAGAGGGGTTCAAAACTCTCCTGAAAGATGAGCTTGTGTTGTTCGAGGTAATAGATACAGCAAAGGGACTAATGGCAACAAAGGTAAGGAAGATACCACATGAAAATCGGTGAATATGATATTCCGGACAGTGCAATTGAAGATGCAATCAAGGCATCAGGTAAAAGAGTTGTAGAGAAAGAGGATTACGAGAGGAAAGCGGAGGCGGCGGCAGATTTAGCGAAGTTCCGCAAGGTTACTGGGGACGACCGTTCGATTGATGAGATTCAGAAAATCATCCACGAACACGAAGAGGCCCAGAAGAAAAACAAGACTCAGGCCGAGCTTGCTCTAGCAGAGGCTAAGCGGCTGGAGAAAAAGACTAAAGAGCTTGAGGCAGAACTTACCGCAACGAGACTCGAAGTTAAAAAGCGCGACGTGAAGTCGTTTTTTGAACAGGCCATGGATGGCACGGGGATTAAGGTAATTGAGCCCATTCTTGAGCCCTACCGCGCAAAATTTTACGACCTTGATGAGTCGAAGTTTACACCGGAAACACTGAAGGAAGAGGTAGTTAAAGCGCTAAGTCAAGCCGCAGAGATTCAAAAAGGAGAGCTTCAGCGCCTAGGATTAAGCGGTATTTCCCCAGAAGAGAATGCTTCGTTTGGGGGTGGTATGACGAATTTCGGGCCCATGGAGGTCAAGACTCCGGCTCGAAAAGACATCACGTCGCCCATGGATATGTTCGAAATCATGCGGCAGACATCCGCCTCCCCGACCATGGCGCCAATCTTTAGCAAGGTGACTGGCCAGGGGAAATAACCGTATAGGGAGAATCCTATGGCTATTTTTACTGAAGGATATGGAGATGCGTTCGGCCTGACTTCTAGTCAGATGAAAGGCCAGAATCAGGTTCTTACCCAGTGGTCCGGAGAGGTTCTTCGGTTGGGTATGGACATGCTTGTGTTTTCACGTTTTCTATCGCAGGCGCCTCCGGGCATTGCGATGGGCCTTGGGAAAGGTGACACTTTCCGCATTCCGATTTTCAACTGGGTAGAAGAGACTGCCGGAACGACCGCTCTCACGGTTGGTACGGTTATTCCTCTGATTACTCAGGGCACGTTGAACGTCTACGGTACTCTCGACGAGTTCGGTCGTGGTATCGGTATGGAAAATACGCTGGACTACTACACGAAGCTCAACAACAGTCGCGAGCTTCTGGAAACTCTGGCGAACAACAGGGCTCGCGTCCTGAATGAGTTGTGCCGTGCAGTCATTGATAATACGGCCCACAAGGTATATCTTGGTACGGCCGGTACCGCTGGCACACTGCTTATAAATGGTGTGACTGCTTCGATGGCGGCCATTTCTACGCTGACCAGTACATTCAGCAAGGGTTTGTACGACCATCTGAAGTCGAAGAGAGTCCCAACCTATGGAAACGGACTCTATGTATACGTTGGAAACGCGAAACACCTTCGTGGCCTTAAGAACGAGGGCGTATTCGAGAACTTCAACTACTACAACAATGCTGGTGCCGGGATTATCTATCAGGTTCTCGGTAACTGGGAAGGCTTCACCTTCGTCCAGACGGAAGAGGGCATGTCTGACACTTATGGGTATGTCCTGTCTCCGGAAATCGGAGCCGCGGCCTACGCAAAGCCCATCAGCCTGCACTACTATCCGGATATCAACTCGGATGCTGGCCGCTTGAACGTCATTAAGTGGCATATGATTGCTGGGTTTGCAAAGACCCTGCGAGACTACGGCACCCGCGCGATGAAGGTTTACAGCGCGTAAGTAAACTAACTTCGGGGGGGCCGGACTTCAGTTGTAAGACAACGGGGCTCGACTCCCCCATAATTTTCAAGGAGTAACAAGAAATTGAACATCTCTCTCGTAGTTATTACGGATGGCACTCGCTTGGAGAGCCTCCAGAGAACAATAAAGTCAACGAGAGGTCTTACCGAAGAAGTCGTCATAGTGTATCAGGGTCGCGACCAACAGGTCTATGACAAGATACAGTCTATGGCGACTTTTTCTATTATGACCACTCCCAAGGGAAATGCTGACCCCGACCGCAATTGGGCATACGAGCTTGCGTCGGGAGAGTGGATTCTAGCTTTGGACGACGACGAACATATCGACGACGCGACCGCCGCGTTCATTGCGCGTATCACTCTGTCTAAGGCAGACGTTGTGTGGTTCAAGTTCAAGAACTACATAGATGGTGTAGATATACAGGATATTCTTGGGGATGACCCGCATCCTAGGCTTTGGCGCAAACGTCAGGGTCTCATATTGTGGCCTAGTGAAGCGCACACATTCCCACAGATTAACTCTGAGATGCAGTATTTCACACAAGAAGCGTGCATCATGCATGACCGCGAATACAAGGACGTATTGGCGCGCCACGAGGGCAGGATGAAAGTGATTAACCAAGGGAACCGCGAACTTGAAGAGCGGTTCATTAGTTCAGTTAAATCAAAGCTGGGGAAGAAATGAAGACAGCAGTCCTTTTCAGACTTGGTGGTCTTGGTGATATTCTAATCCTGACTCCTGTAGCCAAAGAGCTTAAAAAGCGTGGCTATGAGGTTGACGCGGTTATCGGTAGTCCCACTGGAGATGTAAAGAAGATTCTTGAGGGGACAAACCTTTTCCGTGACATTGTGATTTACGGTCGTTTCCCGCAGACGGGAGCAGATGTTTGTGAGGCTGGCGGTGGCGACTGGATGTCGGTCAATATGAAAAAAGAGGGGTATGACCTTGTTGTTGATTACAAATTTTCCGTAGAACTGAATTCACATCACAGACACATGGCGAACGGCCCCGGCAAAGAATGGTTTCTATCCCAGAATTCAAATTTTATGAACTGGGTAGACATCATGTTTGCATGGGCTGGCATTGACCCAAATACGATAGCACAGGAAGATAAGATTCCCGTCTACAATATGACGGACGAGGAGAATGCGTGGGCTAAGAAGCTCCTCCGGAATAGCAACCCGGACCTCCTAGTTTCAATTCAAACAAACGCTTCAAGTCTGGTTAGGACCTGGTATAACCCACAGCTTCTTCCAGAGGCAATCAAAGGGGAGTTTCATGACAAGAAAGTGGAGTTCGTGGTTTTTGACGGGTCGAAATGGCACCACCTCAAGGGAAAACACGACTTCCCAGTCATATTCCCCAAGGGAATGGACCCAATTAGAGCAAGTGCGGC